AAGATATGCTCATAGGGTGTACGACCACAAATAACAGCGATTAACCCACCCAGCCTAGTTATTTGATTTTGTGATAGCTTTCCGTCATGTCCGAGCGAAGTTTTCATGTCAGCCAGTTGTAAACCTTATTTGTCCAATCGATGCGGTCTTGAAGCCCATGGAACCCACCGTTTACCTTCTTTGTGATAATTTCAATCGTATCAACATCCACACCCTGATCGCAGATTTTAAAAAGTTTATTGTCCTCGAAGAAGAACATTGCTGTCTCGAAGGCATAATCAGTTTCAACTAACGATGGATCAGTCATTACCTCTGGTAAACCCATACCCGCCGCAAATCTTCTATAGTTGCTTTTTCCGGTCAACTGCATAAAGCCACGACCGATGAACGTGCTTGCGTCCTGTGGGGTTTCATTACCAAGCTTGTATCTTTTGCCACGGTTTGCATCTAAATAAACGTTCTCGGCAAGGGCGCGAGGGTTGCGGGCGTAAGGCTGGGCATCAGCAACAGTTTTAAACCTATGCGGCCAAACCTTACAAAGACGCTCAGCCGAGCTATAGTAAAGGCTTTCGCAAGTTTTACTAAACCCACCACTCTCATGAGCGGCCTGTCCTAGTAGGTGCGCTGAGCGGACGGCTGTAAGACCGAAGTGCTTAGTTATGGCCCTTGCGGTGTTTGGGCCAAATGATCCGTCTGTGGACACGCCTATGCGCTCTTGGAGCTTTTGCATTGCTAAGGTCATTCTAATCCTCCTGTGCGGGCTTGGTGCCAAACGTGCGGACGTAAGTCATGTCCTCACTGTAAGCCTCTGCCCATTTATTTTCTGTGAATGTTGCAAAGGTAATAAGCGCGGCATTGTCAGCCTCAAGTGTAAGCACCACCTCATCAAGGATAGCAAGCTTTTCAACCAGCACGTCGATCTTATGCGATTGCTCTGCGAAATACCAAGTTCCTGCGATAACCTGTGCAACCATTGCGAACACTAGCGCCAAGGGAAGCTTTATATCTGCCATGATTATTTCCTTTTAAAGAAGGCTTGCGCCCCCCTCACACCGAAACTGGCTGATATTGCAATCCCAAGGCTGTAAAAATACCAGTCCGGAGCCTTGTTAAGCTGCGCAAAGCCACGGTCAACCCACCCCTCAGCGCTTGGAATCCAGCACAAAATTAGTGGGATAGACAAAATAATAACAAACCACTCGTCCTTCCAGCTGGACTTGGCTCCTTCAGCCATAATGCGTTCCCAGTCTGCAACGCTTGTTTCTTTTGACATTAATATCGCAGCCTTGGCTTTAGCCTCAGTAAGCTTAAGCTCTGCCGCCGCTTGGTTCTTGTCTGCCTTCCCTTGCAACCAGCTTCCCGCAAGGTTTGCAATCGGGCCGATAAAAGCTTGTAACATTATTCACCCTTCATCCATTCGTTTATAAGCACAAAGATCAACGCGCATGTCACGGTGCCAAGAAAAGATTGCAAGAATATTTGGCTCACTTTTCGGAACCCAACCAAACAGCAAACGCGCCGGTCATGGCCCCAGAGCAAACGCTAATCATTGCGGATTGCTGCGTCGACAAGTCCTCCAAACTCATTCCCCACTCAATGACGCGGATATACATGATTGTCATAACCAGCATCATCAGGCGCGGCATTATGCGCCACGCTAAAACCTTATCCATCGCTAAACCCATTTTCAAACCTCTATGTTGATCTTGGTTCCTTGCGGCCTGTCGGCCTGCGTTGTGCGTCCAAATCTATCATAAGTTTGCCCCATGTCCAATCTTTGCTTTGCTAAGGCCTCTAAATGCTTGTGGTTGACCCTATGCTCCTTATCCACCCTTTGCTCCGCTAGGTGGGCCTCTATGCGCTCTCTGGTGCGCGTTTGCTGGTGTATATCGCTCTGCACGTTAAACGGCGCGGAGCCAATCCCACTTAAACCATCTGCCATTTTTAGCCCCCTTAGACCCCTTGCACCCTTTGAACCCTTTTATGGACCTGTTGGGCCTATTGGACCTGTTGGACCTGTTGGGCCTATTTGTCGGCCCCCTTTGACCCCTTTAGACCCTTTGGCCCCTTTATCGTTCCAGTTGGACCCTAAATGCGACCTTGCTTTGCCAGAATGATCACAATGGTTATTCCAAGCATAATTGTAATAATGATTGCCCCGCCGCCGTAAATTATAACGCGCTCAATCATCTTTGCCTTGCGCTTGCGCTCTGCTTCTGCCTTTGCTTTTCTATCTTTCCTTGCCTGCACCCGTATGGCCTGCAACTCGCCCCATGCGCTAAAACCTCTGGTTGCAATGACGATCTGTCTTAGCTCCTCCTCCGCGTCTTTGGCCCTCTGTAAATTTACAAAGGTTTCCATCGCATTCTCATCCGAGCCAGAAAACAAACTGTTTTTCTTTTTCTCATGGGCGGCGCGTAGGTCATCCACGCCGTCAAAGAACTCACCGATTTGCTTAGTTACGTTGACGAGCTCCTTGCCCGCTGAGACCGCAGATTTTACCGCCGCGAGCGCCGTGAATGGATCAATCATGCGTCCCTGCCCACCAACACAAAGCGCGGGCACCGTGCTTCCGGTATGGTTCTTATTTTTTTTGGATAATGATAATAAAAGCTAGGGGGCGGGCATCTGTATTCACACGCCTTGTACATCACCCCGAAGGGATACATTCCAAACATCACAGATGTTAATGCGCAAACCATTGGCAACTGACCAAAAGCTTGATGCTCTTCTAAGCGTCATAGCCTACCCTTAAATTCCGTCCATACCGCTAATGCGATAAAGCCCAACAAACCAACCGTGATGATCTTAATAACGGTTGCCCATATAGATTTCCTAGTCTCTCGCCAGCTTTCAAGCAGCCCGCGCAAGTCTTTAATGTCATGCACGGCCTCATCGTCATGTAACCCTATGCGGGCTAATGCTTTGGTCGCGCCATGCTCGGCCGCTTCATTGAGCAGTAAGATTAGTTCTGCCTTCGTCACGCCTTTTATTTCCGTATTATCAAGCTTATCAAGCGATTGCATTTGTGATCTCTATCTGAATATAGCGGTTATTGGGAAAGCTCTCAATCTCGCCACCGGTAAAAGTCACCTCAAACTCTGCCTCAAAAGATCCGATAGTATCTGTGTCTGTGCCTCTCCATTGATAATAGACAACCCCATTGTCTGCATCAGATATGGTTGCCGTGTGATCAATCTTAGGTGTTATCGCACCAACCTTGCGCATATGGAACTTCACTACCGCGTTACTTAAATCAATCGCTGCGTCGTTACTGTCTTTCAGCGTTGCTTGCAAAGCGGGCGAGGTATCGTTTTGTTTAATATAAAAGGCCATGACCCATCCTATCTAAATTACGCTGCGATTTCAACTTTGTTTGGTCCACTAACCGTTAGGTCAGCGCGACTTGCACTATCTTGATCTACGTCAATAATCCTACCAAGGGCGGCATCATATATCAAAATTGGAACTATTGGTATCCCCGCGAGTATCGGGTTCGCCGTGAACACATTGTTTTCGGTAAAGGCAGCGCTTGGAATTATTGGCACCCCTGCATCAAAACCAACTGGGGCAAAGTTATGACCTTGAGTAAATGGCCCGCTGGCCAAGACTGGGGCCGCAGACAATAGCTCTCCCGCCGCAAAAGTTTCTTCCTCTGACATTGAAATGTCTGGAACAATCGGCGCAGCGCTAACAAGCGTTTGCGGCGTTAGGTTGCTTGTGATCGCAGCCGTTGCCTCACCGACAACCGGCGCATTTGCGCTAATAATAGATGGGGAAAGATTATGGCCTTGATTAAACTGAGCAGATGCCAACACGGGCGGCAAACCAACTATACCTGAAGGCGCGAGGTTGTGGCCCTGCGTAAATCCACCCTGATCCAAGACTGGGGCCGCGCCTGTTAAGGTATCACCGGCAAATGTTTCTTCTTCCGACATAGAAATATCTGGGACGATTGGCGTTGCCTCAATGCCAAGCGGAACAAAGTTATGCCCTTGGACTATTGTGGTTCCAAATATTTCCACGGCTGGTGTAATTAAGTTTCCTGTCGTAAAGGTTTCTTCTTCTGATATACCGTGCGCAGGCACATCGGGCGCACCCGTATCCAAATCGGCTGTTCCGAAAATATGAACTTGCAACATCGGCGTCTGTGGTACGGATGGAGCGCCGGTTGTAAGGTCGCTAGTCGCAAACGTTTCCTCCTCAACCATTTGCTGCGCGGGCACACTGGGGGCACCGGCCTCAAGGTTGCTGGTGTTAAAGTCGTGGTTCTGCACAAGTAAAAGCTGTGGGATAGTTGGCCTGTCGGTAAATAGCTCACCAGCCGTAAAGCTTTCTTCTTCGCTCATGCTTATCGCCGCCACATCAGGCACACCGGCAAGAAGTTCACCTTCTGCAAAAATATGAACTTGCCCAAAGGTGGCTTGCCCAATCGTAGGGACGCCCGCATCCAAGTCCGTTACGGGCATAGGGATCGCTCGCACAAAAACAGGATTCCCAAGCGTAGGCACACCAGCAAGCAATGCACCGGTCGCGAACTCTTGCCGCAAGGACATCGGCCTGTCAGGCACATCAGGAGCACCCGAAGTAACCCCAAGCGGTGCAAGCGCGTGGTTCTGCGTCATGCTCGCCGTGCTTAATATCGGCGCAGAGCCAGTAAGAGCGCCCGTGGAGAACGTTTCTTCTTCTGACATTGTGGCAGTGCCCAAAACAGGGCTTCCCGACTGCAGGGCCGATGCAGAGAAGATATGAACCTGTGCAAACGTTGTTTGGCTTACGCTAGGCTGGCCAGTATCAATATCCGCTGTGGAAAAAACATTGTTTTCAGTAAAGCTTGCCTGCCCTACGGTTGGGCTTCCCGTAGTAATATTAGCGTTTGTGATTTGAAACTTAGTTGCGCCATCATCCCCAAAGGCATGATCTGAAAATGCACCGATACCAAACGCCATTAGAAACTCCCGTTAGCTTATCGCATATATATCATCTTTTTCTGTCCAAACCAAATAGCCATTTAACTCAAGCTTCCGAGCAAGGATTTTGTCACTCACATGCTTGTGTTCGACCTTGATGACCCTTGGTTTAAGATTGAAAGAATAATTCATAAAAATATTTAATTCGTGACCTTCCGCATCAACCTTTAATAGATCAACGCTCGGCACCTCTTTAAGTAATGTATCAAGGGAAAAGCATTTCGATTTTATGGTTTGCTCAAAGTCACCTTTTCGATCTGGGTGGGTGCTTAGCTTAAACCCTAAATGATTGCTAGAAATAACATGAGAACACCCTGACAGCCAAGAATCATCATCCCTTGCTACAGCAATTTCAACCTCCCCATCAAAATCAGAAACAGCGCCTTGAATAACCCTTACGCCGGTGTCTTGATAAATCTTTCTAAGCTCCATAGCCATTTTGGGGATCGGCTCCACGACAATGCCTTTCCACCCAGCATCAGCAAGGGGCAACAACGTATCAAAATTTGCCGCCCCTATCTCAACGAAAAACTTATTCATTCACATCGCCTTTGTAGCGACTGGTCCACATAGTCAAACTGTATTTAACGCCCTTAATTAAAGGGTTTACCTTATGACCATGCGTCACTTGGCTTGGGAAAAGTAAGCAAGCTCCATCAGCGACATTCGCATTGTCAAAGTTTTGGTGCGGGAAAACTAACTCACCACCCTCATAATCACCGTTAAGTTTTACACTACCCGTTACAAGTGATGCATCAGTATGAAAGCCAAGGCTTGTCTGCGTATCCATTGAATATTTCATAACAAAAGCATCACGGAGGCCAATATGCTGCATAGGCGTCCAATGGTTCTCAGCAATTAAACCCAGCTTATCACGCCATATAGCGCTAATTTCATTCCACATACCAAGCTCACGCACACGGATTTCTTGAGCAGGGAATTTATCGCCTTCCATTGAAGACCATTTGCCAGACGCCTCAGCCCTTGCAATTATTTCTGCGCAATACTCTGGCGTGAACAGGGGGGTAATTAGGATGTCTTTTGCAACTTGTTCATATTCTTCTGTCTTGTGATAAACAAAAGGCTCAAAATTATGGGCAATTCTCGCGTCCCCATAAAGCGCCTCATATAATTCTTTTAACTTTTTTTTCGCAAATTCCCCACCGTTTCCGTGATAAATACACGGCGAACAAATTTCATTGATTAGCCTGCCAGATTGAATGACCACGGCTGGGTCAGTGCATTGGAAAACGTAAGCTTCCGCATCAAGTTTGACGTTGCAACCGTGCCCGCCAAATAAAAAAGCGTTGTGAGCAAAGTGTTGATCATCATCATTGTCATCTAGTGGTCTTGAGAAAAATTTCTTTATAGCCGCCACATTGCCCAAATATAATCCAGAATTTAGATACCTATTCTTTGTTCCAGTATCTGGGAATTTTGCAGCTAAATCCTCCTCAGGCCAACAACGATCTTCTGCCGCAAACAAAATATCACAACCAAAGCCCGCAAACCTTTCACTTATGGTTTCTAAATCGTCTGCAAAAAAAACATCATAACCATCACAGAACAATACAAGGTCATCGTCAGGGAGGTCTTTCAAGTGTGCCCTAACAAGGTTCACTTTCTGCCCACCACCTATGCCGTTCTCCATGTCACCACCATGCCACTGAACACCTGATCCCAGATTCAAAATATTTATGCCGTGACGTTGGGCTGATTGGGTGAGCATTCCCATTTTAGAATTATCGGTTCCTACCGTTAAGATGTGCGTTTGCATTCTTGCTTCCTTTTCTATCGTGCTTGGCCTGATTGACCTTGGTATTTGTTTAACAAGTTCGGGGTTGTAAAAATAGTTAAAAGAATTTTTTAACTTTAAAGGCAACCATTCATCCGCTGGAATAACCGCATTAGAAAAGCCTTTTATAAGCTCCAATGCGGTTTTTGCGGTTATGGCGTAAGCGTGAGCGTTGTACCAATAGCCAAGGCTGTTTTCCCTATGGCCTAGCCAAACACTGTCATGCGATTTCAAAATCCCATCAATCTCAGCAACATCAAAGGAAGAAAAAACCGCATCTTCCTCAAGGACAATCCCCGCAACGCCAGAAGCGGCAATCTTTTGCCAGACACGAAAATGGCTCACTGAGCACCCAAATTCCGTTTTAAGCAACCCTCGCCCCAGAAGGGGATCAACCCACGC